ACTTACAGATATTGCATTAACGTAACCATCAAGTGACTGATGACTAGTTAAGAACGTACTACCTTTAACTACGCTGATAGTAGTACCATTCTTGGTGACAGACGTAACCGCATTACCGCTACCGCTGACAGAAATAGCAGTAGCACTACCACCTTCCAAGCTAGAGATACGAGAATCAAGAGCCTTGATGGAGTAGGCAGAGGCAATCTCACTCAGCGATTCTGATGTAAGCTTCAAGGCATTTGAATAACTCTTCACACTGCCGTTCAAGCCGCCACCACTGGATGATGATGTCCCAACACCATAGGCAGAAACACCACCACTAGTATAGAGGTTTGCCACCTCGTTAGTCGTAGTGTTCGTAATCTTCAACGCCTTATTGGTTGCATCATACTCCATCTTTATGTTGCCGATGGAGATATACTTTCCGTTAGGCACGATGATGCTTCCATTAATATCAGAAGTACCATTGAATGAATTTCCCCAAAACTTGCGAGCATTCGTGAGCTGGAGTGCCTTCTTCGCAGAGCCATTAGTGAAGTAGCCCTGCAAGGTGGTGATATTCGTCTTATTGGTGGATATGCCCGAAGCGTTTACCCCTTCTGCTTTTTTCGCTCTTGTCACCTCATCAGAAATTGACTTATTGATTCCGTCAACAATACCGCTAAGAGTGTCTGTCTGCGCAATATTGGCGAGGAAGCTCACCACCTCGTTCCACTTATTGATAATGCCATCCGCAGTCTCCTCGTCAGTAGTCATAAGGGCGTACCAATCATAGGCACTATCCCAATGAGTTACCTTTACGGATGAAATGCCGTCCAACACAGACTTATTGCTATGAGTATGCTTTGCTGATACCGCACCATCCCAAGCCGTCTGCTTTGTCGTTGTTGGGATGGAGTAACCAGAAGCAAGACTAATAGCAAACGTACCGCTTGTTGTGATGGTCTTAGTTGCGCACGTCAAACCAGTAGGAAGGGTAAGAGCTACAGATGTAACAGTACCCTTATTGGTAGTATAGCCCTTTGCATCAATCTCCGCTTTGGTATAATAGCTTGCGAGAGACTGATGAGCAGTCAGATACCCAGCATCGTTGGTAAGCTGGCTTACCTTCGTGATGCGGTCAGTGATTTCTGTCCACTTATGGGTATGCGCACTAGGTGCGAACGTTGATGGTTTACCCGTGATGTTATTCCAGGAGAGATTCAGACCACCAAGCTCTGTAGCTATATTGTCAATTCGACTGCTGAGAGCCTTGATAGCATAGGCATTCGGAATACTCGTCAAGTCTGCATCCGTATAGCTTCCTTCTAAGATTCTCGCATAGCTGATTACGCTTGCAATCAAGCCGCCACCACCCGTGGTAGATGCTCCTGCTCCGTATGCCGTGATACCACCTGTGGTATAGAAGTTAGCCGCTTCCTTTCCGGCAGCGTCCTTGGATAGTCGAAGGGCATTGTTGGCACTATCATACGATAGATAGATTCCACCAATTTTCAAGCTGCCTTCGGTTGTCACGTTACCCGATACGTCAAGATGAGTGAAAGGCTTCTGTGGGTCGATAGATAATACGTTTGCCAGCTTTGTTGTGTCGGTCGTTCCGCTCTTCCATACAGGAGCGAAGAGAGCGAGCTGTACACCAACATTATTCTTGTTGATAATGAAAGATGTCGGGTCTGCGTGCAAAGTACCGTCTGCGTCCCACCAAAGGTTGCCGTTTGCGAAATAGCCAGTTCCGTCAAAGCGTAGGAGGGACTTGGCAGCAATTTTCTTCTCTTCCTCTGTTGTCGTGGAGGCTTGCTTGTCGATAGCCTTTCCACCTAACCAAAGGGCGATGCCATTCTCCTTCGTGTCCGCTCCATTGATACCTGCGGTAACATTTCCCTTATCGTTACGTAAGGCTATCAATGTAGAGAGGATAAGACCACCCTTGACTACTGTGTCTCCATCAACAAGAGCAGCCTTGATGTATTCAAGACCTGCCATATTGGTGATGAGCTTAGTATTGAGACCATCAAACAGATTAGACGTGATATAGTTGTTCGCCACACCCAGCTTGTCGTAGAAAGCCTTATAAGCATTCGTGAAGTTGGTATACTTCTGAGCCGCAGCCGCCTTGATGGTAGCCTTTCCATTTGAATCAGAAGCGTTGTATCTGCTTACGATGTCAGAAAGATAGGTAATGAGTTCATTTTTTGCGCTATCGAGTGTAGCCTTAGCTGAAACCAAATCCGTTTTATAGGTCGTTTCTTTACCATCCTTATCCAACAAGAACTTAGAGCCAACAACATTATTATACGACTCAACGGCTGCATTATAATCGTCCTCCAAACGCTTGCTATCCTGGGCAATAGCCGCAATCTCCGAGCTATCCAAGTAGCCATCAGAGGTAAAAACATCGAAAGCCTTCTTATTGTTAGATACGGTCGTTCCGAGGGTAATCAAATTAGTTTGCGTGTTCTTAATCTCTGCTTGCGCCTTCTCAGCAGCTTTCTTTGCTTCCTCTGCCTTCGTGTCATCGGTATACTTGCTAGCCAATTTCCAATCGGCAATATCAAACTCTTCACCTTCTGCCTTGGAGGTGGAACACTTCAAGATTTCATTCTTGTAGGTACTGCCGTCAGAAGGATAAGTGGCATTGACCCACATATCATTCACGTCGTATGGTGGAACTGGCTGAGAGCCGAAGATACGTCTCTTTGATTTTGCATCTTTGAGTGCTTGGCTTGAATCTTCGATTGCCTTGGTCAGTTCCGTGTCTGTGATGATAATCCACTTATAGGTAGAGCCATCCTTGGCAAAGCGGTATGCCTTGCCCGTCTTGTTGTCATAATACAAATCCCCGAGATGGTTTTTCATCATGTCCGTGTCCCATCCGCTAGCAGGTTCGGTCTTGAGTGTAGGAACGCCGTCATAGAACCAAGTCTCAATAGCTCCGTCTATCTGGTTTTGAAGGTCGGTAATCGTCTCCGATTTCTTGATAATGGTCTCAACGGCATTCTTATCCAAGCTCTTCTCGGTGATGTACTTATCCAAGGTCTTTCCATCGTAGGTGGACTTAATATCCAAGTCTCCCTTGATGGTTACTTTCTTCTTGTCGCTATCATACTTGACGTAGGAATCACCCTCGTAATTATTGGCACTAGTAGGTCGGTCTCCGAAGTACATATCTCCGTAGACGTGGAAGAAAGCCTTGTTCGTGGAATGGTTCACGCCATAGTCCACATACTCCTTGTTATTAAAGGTGTAGCCGTCAACTCCGTGATAGAGCGTTATGCAAGGGGAATAGGTGTCAACGGCAGAGAAAACCAAGCAACTTTGCCTTGTGATGTCCGTTCTATTACCGCACTGATTCAGAATGTCATCAACCATAGGCTCATCGCTGGCTGCGTCCTTGTCGATGTCCGATAAATCCACATAATGATATTTCTTGCCATCTATCTCCACTGCCTCGGAAGACACACCGATGACTAGTCGCCAATAGTAGTGATTGCCGACATTGTGATATTTCCCTTGTGTGAGGTTGAAACTCTTGCTCCTTGCTTGGTCTCCAACCTTCCATTTATTCTCCACCTTTGAGCCATCTTGCTCACCAAGGAAGTAGCATCTGTAAGCCTTCTGACTAACACCATCATAGGTAATATTCACCTCCTCAACCTTCAATATTCGGTTACTGCCTACTGGGGTAATGAACAATTCACCACCCAATGTGTCTGTATGCAATATTTCCAAGGTCTCGAAGATTGCTTTCATTCTGACTTGTAGATAATCTGTGGTTAGATGGGTGTTATCTAGTTCGTCAAGAGTCCAATCCCCGTTCGCCCCGACCTTCATTCCCTTCAAGAACTTCTGAACCTTCTCGAAGGTGATAGTACCTTGTGCGGTATCGTCTTTCGTTTTATTTAATCTTTGCTCATCTATTGCCCTTGCCGAATACACATTGTAATCAGTAGGTGCAGTCTTATCATAGCTCTTTATGATGTAAATTGATTTTCCTCCGCCTCCATTACCATTAAGATAACTCTGTCCGTTATATACAAGTTCCTCAATTTTAGACTCCATTGCATTGAGCCGTGAATATGACGGTTTTTCTCCAACATAATATTTTGCCCCATCATAAGGAATATCTAGACAAAACTCATAACCGATAATTCTTGAAGCCCTATAACTGTCACCATAACCTTTATTATAAAGATTTACCCTGTCTCCTACTCCATGCAAGTTACCCCTACCCTGATTATAGGAATAGTTAGCCTCAGCGGTACATGTATATGTCGTAGGGTCTATCATAGACTTCTTCAAATCCTTTATGGCATCCGTCAGCAACTCATTGGAAGCAGCAGATACCAAAGTGTCACCCAATTTGGTAGAATCCCAATTATAGAGAACAAAAGTATCTCCTTCCTTTGGATGCAAAGTTGTGTCCGGCAAAAAACGACCATAATCCTCATTAGCAACAATCTCAAATACCTGCGACTTAGGATTTATCTGTTCCTTTCCATCTTTCAATATCGGATTACCATCATCGTCTTTAAGTATTTCTTCAACTCCATCTGGATTAAACTCACATTCGAAGTCCATACCATTAAGAGAACCGCTTTGGAATACTATATGCAGGTTCTTACCACTAAGAATATATGACTTTCGAAAAGCCATATCACCTGTTTTTTCGCCATCTTCATTGATTATAGAAAGTGAGTTTACACGATAGAATGTCCTTTTGATGAAGTCACCTTCTTCAGGTGTACTTTCATCCTCTACATCTTTTTCGTATGATGTCACCTTAGACGTTTTGATAAGATTTCTTGGATAAATATCATCATTTGTAGTTACCCCCTCAACATACTGGTCTTCACGGAGTCCACTAACTTGTATATATCCATTTTTCAGTTCAAAGCCATTCTCTGCTAGCAATTGCTTGTTCTTGTCAGAGCATTCTGCTGAATTTGGTAGCATGAGACGTTTTTCAACAACACCATCCTTTGTTATATCCGCATCAGCATCATTCTTATATCCGCTAGGCAAGTTCCTTGCAGCTCCAAAAGCATATACCCTGTTTGCATAAGTGGACTGGCTTTGTGAGCTTGACATAGAAACGATATTGTCGTTAAGTCTGAAATCAGTAATAGCATTCGTATTCTCACAAGTTCCAAAATGCAGTATATTTCCCTCAAACCACCATTCACAACCAAACGTCTGGGCTATATTCGCAATAGCATCCAACATACTTGTGTTTGAATAGGTTATAAGCTTTGCCGCATTTGCGTCTACACTCGCATCAATAACATAAGTATAGTCCGTTCCTTCGCCTTCAAATTTAGGATCGTAAAGATAAGACTTGTCTAACTTCGCATAATAAGCTAGACTTTTCATTATCACCTCTACATGGGTGCTTATTGTTGAAGTAAGAGAGAATGTCGCTTCTTGTGAACCTGTATTCGGACGATACTTCAATATCTTGTTCTTGAACTTACGATAATATGCATCAAATAGAATTTCATAGGAATATCCGATAGTATCATTATCTTTGGCCTTAGTTAAATCTATCAGTTCAAATCGACCATATGGCGTATCTATAAAATCACCAAGCAAGAAATATATCGGCTTAGAAAGCTTAAAGGAAAGCTTACAATAATGAGACTGCATCAGTTCATAATGAACCAATGCGTCCTGTGTGACGGGAGCAGAACATCTTACCTGTATGTTTCCATCATTATCGTAATACTTTATGTCAATTTCATTATAAGTTTTCATAATTATTCTATATCTTCAAATTCTTTCAACGTAAACATATTTATATCAAAATCCGTCAATACTCCCCTGTTCGTTGGATTATATTCTATGAACTTCAAGCTTTTCTTGCCGATAGCCCCACCTTTCCCCCTTGAATAAGTAGGAGATTTTCTCGCACAATACAAACGGTATACATCATCTTTCGATTTTGGAACCTGTATCGTAACAAAGCCATTATCCATAAGCGAATCAAAGGCTTTTACCCTTTTATTATAGTCGCTATGGTCTCTGCCGACAATAACAAACTCCAAGGTAATGCTTCTTTCTGCCTTTTTGGGACGGATAGGAACAACCCTAGTTCCATGCTCTGTCCTTACTTCATTGGTTATATAACTTTTATTGTCTGCGTCAGCTTCCAACGCATCCAAAAAGCCATTCCCCATCTTAACCCGATAGGTAGTCCAAGCATCTTTTCCGTTTATGATAAGTTCATTCGTGTTCATGCCAACAAAGTTAAAAACAAAATGAGGAATAATATTATATTATTATCACAATGCTTTCACTTAAAATTTAAGTGCAAAAAGGGCGCAAATTCTAACAGAAAATGCGCCCAAAAACAATAAGCATTTAAAATTATGAAGTTGTGTTTTCGTTTCCCTTTACTTTTGCGGCTAACGCTACTTTATCTTCTGCATCCTTGCGTATCTTTTCAATTTCTTCAGCAGGAGCGTCAGTAAGAGCCAGCATTTGTACAGCAGTCTCTAAAGAAAGTACGCCTTGATTATATAGTTCCGCTATTACTTTCCACTTATCCTTTTTGTCATCCTCGAAAGGTTCGGCAAAATCGAATTCGACCTCCAATTTATCCAACTTGCTTCTCATCTCAGGATATAGTTCCTTCATTACGGCTATAATCACATGCGATAATCTACCAACAAGTTCTTCATAGATTTCCATTCGGTTAGCTCGCTTGATGTAACCCAATACCAACGCTCGTTTTATGCCGACACTAGTAAGCGTACTCATAGCTTTAATCAGTTCCGGTGACATATCCGGTGTAAACGTATCAAACAATATAGACTGAGCCAAGTCTTCTTTCTCTGCCTTGCGGATTTCGGAATTCTGAGGTGGGTTGATATATTCAAACCTAGAGTTCTTGCCTGTAAGTTGTATGAGTTTACCTGGCTTGTTCCGCTTAGGGATTGATTGTATCACGTCAGCAGTTGCAGCGGCAATAGGGTCAGCAAAGTAGTTGTTAGTATCTCCTATCTTGGAATCAAGCATTTCTTCACGTTCCATTCTCTGTTCTGCTCCTTCCCATGCCTTTGGCTGACGAAAATAAATGCCATTAATTTTTCCTGTCGGATTAGGATACTTATACACTTTCCACCCAAAGCCACCACGTTCACAATGATAGTTAAAAACGGATGTCAATATATCCCAACATTCGATAGTCTTTGATTCTCGCTTTAAGGAATAGCCTACAGCAAAAGCAAGCATGTTTCCGTACTGGTCAAACAACTCTCTCATCTTATGTCCCTTTGAGCGAGCAGCAACATACACATCAACATGCATTTTTCCGTTTTTTTGCGAGAAATTAAAAACAAAACCGCTTTCAGTTTCTGCTCCGGCAAATCGTTTACATTGACGTAGCTTGGTATTGAAGTATATATCCTTCAAGTATTTTTTATATAGTTCAAAGGCTTCATCGTCACCTTCAGTCTTCTTCCACATAACCGGATTGCCTAACAAGAAGAACAATTCTACCTCATTGATGTATCTTTGTCTTGTTCTTGCCAACTTCTCCGTCCTGTATGGTTTCTCTCCCTTTACCCATTTATCTTCACGACTCATTATCTTATGGGTTTGTGGATTATATTCCGAAATAGCATTATCTACATCGAAATCATGTTGTTCCATCATGTTTACGACAGAATCAACATCGTTATCGTCCAAACGTTCGAAGATGCTTCTCTCCACACCCAATGCGTTGAGCGTGAGGTTTCGAAAATATGTCTTTATCTGAATAATTGAATCTACAAACATCCTTATAACTTTTTGAAGCAAAGGTAATAATAAACATGGTTTCTACATACTTTAATTTACGTATGCCTTTCACTTAGTTTTTAAGTGAATAAAAAAGACTATTTACTAAAGAATCTATCTTTATTTAGTAAACAATCTTTTTTTATTTACACATAACTTTTATCTACCCTTATAGAATGCTTACACTAACAATCTAATAATTAGATACTTGTATTTTTATTACAAAAGTAATTATATTTGTCATTTAGTACACTCCTAAGTCTGATTTAGATGCTTTTCTTGGCCTCATCACTTTACCGAGCAATACGGCAAGAATATAATACCTAGCAGCATCTATCAAATGGTTATCATGGTCTTCGGGAACATTGATGTAATTACCATCCTTATCCTTTGACCACACATATTTACGGAACTCGCTCTGTAAATGGACTGATTGCTTAGTTGTAAAGATTTCGAATGTCTGCATTTTGTCAATACCAGCCAATATAGAGCCAGCACCCTTTTGTGCTCCATATATAACTATTCCACCAAGAGCTACCTCATCTATAAGTCTAGGGTCAGCACTATCCGCATACACAAACAAGCCTTCGTCTGCATAAGGGCGCAAGAATCTTATGATGTCGCTAGATAACATTTCCGTTCTATAGCAAAGTTCCTCTATGTATAGGCGATTGTCTACGATACCGCACTTTACAATTGCCGTATAATCTTTTGAATATCCCCAGTCTACACCGATGGCTACTTTCCTTGCATTGCTAGGGAACTTATCAACGATGCCTACATGCTTGAATATTGCGCCCTCTGATACATCCGACCATCTACCAATCATTATATGCGCATATTTCTCCGGCTCATTCTCCTTCATCTCTAACACCTCGTTAAGGAACTCCGGTGAAAGATGCTTTATATTATCAAGATAGGTCGTATGTATATGAAGTACTCTAGGGTCTGTACTGATCTGAACGGGAACGCCATCAAAATACACCTCTTTATGAGTCTTTTCGATGAAACGCTTATATACCCAATGATTTGAATCACAAGGGTTCATAATGATTATTACTCGGTTGTGCAAGCCTTTCTGACGGATTGAAAGCATGATACGCTCAAAATCCTCCTCACTCGTCCATTCCTCAGCCTCATCAACGACAAACGTAGTCACACCATGAATAGACTTTAACTTCGCAGTCTGATTACCGCTAGCCGTATGAATACCACGGAACATGATTTCAGCTCCCGTCATTTTGTTGACTATATCCGTCTTCGTGTTCTTGAAATAATCCTGTGTGCCATCTATCTCTATTTTCTCTTTAACCTCTGGAATTACGGAAATAGCGGCACTCACCATTGTATAACGTGTATAAAGAATCTTATGTGCTATCTTTCTTTCTGCATTGTATTCAAAAGTAAGTCTTTCGATAAACTGAGAAGCAGAGAAACTTTTTCCTGACGCACGGCTTCCTGTTATAAGGTAAATGAAATGCGTCTTGTCGTTATACAACGGATAATAAACGGAATGTGTTTTTGCCATTATTCACCCTCCTCTTGTTCTTCTGCTTCTTGCTCAATCTCTCTTTCTATCCACTTATTGACGGATATACCTTTCTTAGGGTCAAAAGGAATGCCCTTTTCCTCTTCATCCTTCTTACCTCTCTGTATCTCTCTCCAAGTCATATCGTAATGGAATAGCCAAGTTGAAAGAGCTTGTACGTTAGGTGGGGTCTCCTGCTCGGTTTCTCTAGTTTCCACTACTATATCATCTGTCATAACTCCATCTACAACCATATGTCTCTTGGTGGTTGTCTTGCCCTTTACCTTGACACCTCCAAGGGCGCATTTAAGGAATCTACCACGCACGATTGCATTAATAAACTCTCTGCCACGCACGAGGGATTGAGTTATCCTTTCGCCTCTTTCCGCATTTTCGTCTTCATTCCAATTCTCGTATTTTCCGTTTTTCATTCGGTTGAAGACCTGTGGATTTAGGTCAACCCCAAACTTCAAACCAAGGGCGTAGGCAATTTCAGAATCCTTCTGACCTTGCTTTGCAAGCTGTTCTATCTCATCGTAGAAAGCATCGCCATTGTAATCAAATTTCGGTTTTGCCATTTTCTTGTATTTATTATTGTTTCGCTATATATTGGGCAGATGGGATTTATACCTTGCCTCTAATTTTGTTATACATATAGAAAGGAACGGCTAGTAAGAACATCGGTATTGCCAATACCATAGTTATAGCCAAGTTCGCAATCTTCATTAATCTTTTTCCGTTTGCCTTCATAGTCTTTCGATATTTATGAGTTAACCAATTGCCCTACCTTGTTTATCAAAGGGATAAAAAGACACGACACCCATATACCAAACGCTTTCTTTCTCCTTTTTCCAAGAAACAGAGAAACAAACATAAAGGGAATAATCATAAGCATTGTTATTGCCGCTATTATGTACCCTAGTAATATTCTTATAATCTTTTTCATTGCTTATTCGTTTATATTCGTTTTGCTACTTTCATAAGCATTTCTCCCTTTATTACCTTATCGGTTTCGATAAAGCCAAAGGTGCTCATAAAGCGTTCCTTGTTCTCGATGTTATCAAAGGATAGCATGACGTAAGACTCGGCTTCTAATGCCTTTTCCGCTGCCTTGGTGTTTACTTCTTTCTTCACCTGCTGCATACGTTCCTTATTCGCTTGGTATTGAGCCTCTTGCTGCTGATTGGCTATAATTTGATTTTGTTCTATCTGTCGTCTCTGCTCTTCTTGCACTTCCTTTGGTGCTTGTACTTTTCTGTTTTCGCTTTCTTGGGCAAATGGGTCTAGTAAGGAATTAAGTTCTTTACCTAACTCATCTTCGCCTTCAGTCTTTACCATTGCATCATAGCCGAACAGGGATAAGTCTTCTTCCGTTAATCCGGCATCCATATAGTTTATGTCCGGAATTAACTCACGGACTTTCATGTCATCCCATTCTCCATGAGCATTCTCGGAATTAAGCATGAAATTCAGTTCAACTTCGGTCTTGTAATCCATATTTACAGCCTCAGCCAAAAGAGTATAATCCTTTTCGGGATAGCCCATAATCTCATCCACGATGGTTACTTTTTGGTTGCCGCCTACGATGGTCATTGTTTGCTTATTGACGGTTATACCACCAACAACGCCATATTTTCTTATGGAACGTTTCAATGTAGCTTTCTGCTGCGGTGAAATCTTCCTTGGATTATATGGTGCTATTTGCACTTCGGAGCGTTTGAACTCTTCTTGCTTGCCTGTGAAATAATCTCTTGGTTTCGTCATCTTATCAACTCATTGTTTCTTGCAAAGGTATGAATAATAATTGTTTAAGAGAAATGTTTACTTGCGTGTCTTTTCACTTTGTCTTTTAAGTGAAATAACATATCGCAGCAATATATTAATTGGCTTGCATTTTGGTTAATTTTGCACTAAAAAAGATATGGGAGACGTTGGTAATAATGGGGCATATGCTAGGCTGAGAGCACAAGCTACCTCTATGCGGAGAAAAGCCGAGTCGGTTGGTAATAAGCTACAAGCTATAGCTGAAGGTATAGCTAAGAAGTATGGAGCAAGGGTCACTCCTATCAATTACAAGAGTGTTGACTCCATTGTATGCAAGGCTAAGGGCGAAGCTAATGGTATCAAAGACATTAAGGACTCGTACAGAACAACCATCATCGCAGATAAAGGGTCAATACCGAAAATAATAAAAGACCTTAAAGGCAAATACAAGGGCTTTGAGTTCGTTAGACTCAAGGAACAGAAACTGGATACTGGCTATTCAGGAAACATCATCAATATCCGGAACAAGAAAACCGGACTTATTGGTGAAATACAAGTTAACACCGCCAAGATGATTTACGCCAAAGAGAATTACTCGATAGCCTACAAGCTGTTGGGTGGGAAGACCATGCGAGAAATCTATAAAGAGACCAAGAAACCATCCGGTTGGGGACATGCATTATATGAGCAAAGTAGAACCGCCAAGAGTAACGGAGGTAAGAAGCAAAGGTCAGTATCTATGCAACAAGCTTACTATGCAACATTTCAATAATTAATATATTTAAATTTCAAGTAATAAACATTAATTTGTTTGCAAGTTTAATATATTTTTTATATCTTTGCATTGTAATAAGGAGATAAAGACTATGAACAATAAAGATAAGAACAAAATCAGCCACCTCCTTAAAAACGGAGAGTCGGTTTATGTTTACTATTGGGAGGATGACATCGTTGTCCGTTATCAATATGTAAATAAAGAACTTATGTGTTACCCTAAAGGTAAAGGACGTAAGCCAAAGGAGTTTAAGTTTAATGAAAACACCTATGCACAAGATGCTCTTGAGTTAGGTGAGCTAATAACGAAAGAAGAATATGAAAGATTCTGAAATGATAGAATTGTGCCTTGGTATCGCTTGCAAGGCGCACAAAGGACAGATTGATAAGGTTGGATTGCCTGTTATATTGCACCCTATTCATGTAGGAGAAATGGGTAATAGTACCGAAGAGATTTGTGTCGGATTTCTCCATGATACGATTGAAGATACGGATATGACCTACGACAAGCTGTTATCACTAGGTGTTAGAAAAGACATTGCCGATAGTGTATGTGTCCTAACCCACAAGAAAGGTGTTCCGTATTTTGACTACATACAATCAATCATTGATTCAAAAGATATGGTTGCAATACAAGTCAAAATCAACGACCTGGATCACAACCTATCGAGAGCTAAAAAGTACGGATTTCAAAAGCAATATGAAAAATGTACTACGGCATTGTCAATGATGGGAAGGTTCTTCCCACATGAAGAGGGACAATACTACCCATCGTTCGAATATATTCCTTAAGATGTACGCTTACGTGTTAAATTCCATCCGTATTTCTTTGCGTATTCTTTCATAACTTGATATTGCGCACCAACATTACCTCTATCATTAGCTTCCGTGACACGTTTCTGTATTTCGTTTGCTTCACGATTATAACTAGACACATCACTTGCACTAGGGACTTTTCCTCCTTTCGTAAAACTAGAACGCTTTCTGTTTAAAACTAGCACTTTCTCGTTTATTCGATTTCGTATTCCGCTCTTTGAAAGATACTCTGTCTGTTTTTGCTGAAGGGTTCGTCTCCATTGCGAATTTTTCTTACCAAAAACATCCCATGCATCCGATTCTGAAAGTCCCCACCCTTTACTTGGTCTCTTCAAAGAATACGTATAATTCTTTGTAACTGCTCGAATCTCGGAAGCGTTATGTGCTATAGTTGTAAAAATGTCAGCTCCAGACAAAATTGTGCCAACTCTTCCAGCTATAGTATCTCCAATACCTCTATTAGGATGGTTGTGAGTAATGATGGCATCTTTGTAGTTATAGCCAAAAGGTAATTGCGTACTATGTGCCTTTCCTGTTTGGGAATGCGCTATTTCTTTTCCGTCCTTATTAAAGGCATAAATACGTTCCGTCTTTAGCTTTCTAATCTTAGCTTCAGTGTCAGACAAAGCCGCATCCAACCCACGGCTATGTCCGGCATTGATTTACCTATCCGCTCTTTCGCCTCGTTGAGGTCTGCCTCTATATCCTCTATCTGCCATATATAAATCTCCTTTTTTATTTGCAAAGATACAAAATTTGCAAGGGAGTACCTACATATCAAAGGTTTACAACTTCACTTATCTATATTGTGCAATCATTCTTAATCTTTGTTGTATTTAACCTCAACACCAATCATCGTTTGTTTCACAAAAACCGCCTTACAAGACAACAACTTTCCATTCTTAGAGAATTCTTTATCCTTGTACCTAATATCATATTTGCCGATATGGTAATCGTAGCAAGCATCAATACAACTCTCTACAAGCTTCTTCTCTGCTTCGAAGTATGGCATTTCCTTTTTGCTCACTTTCGTAAGCCACCCACCACCTTGTATTAGGTCGAATATTCTTGAATACCCATCACGCAAGCCATTGCAATATGCGGCATAAAACTGCACTTTCTGAAGAGGAACTTTTGTACCTTGTTCCAACAACTTGACAGCCAACGCCCTAGCCTCATCATCTTGGCTCTGCTCTAGAATCTTCATTGCATGGTTTACAACTTTTCTTTCCTGTTCCGTCATGTTATTTAGAATTTAAGTTTTTCAGAAAGCTCAATTTGCCTTCTACTTGTGTAAATGTGTCATCCAACTCATCGTCACTCATAGAGGAATAGAAAGTATAACTGCATGGACGCATAGTAAATCCATCAATCAAGAAGACAGAGAACCACATAATGCGCTTTACACTACATTGTTTCAGATTAACTTCTAATGCTCCTTGCTCTACTTTTACGACAATATTATTGGTTGATTTAATGCTTAACACCTTACCTAAAACATCATTATATACTTCATTCATTACTCTTCTCTTTAAATCCTACATATCTCTTCATTTCACTATAAGCTCTCTTCATAGCCTCAGCCGGAGAAAGATTATACTTTTTCTCAATAACGCTTGTTATATCCGCAAGATGCTTTCCAAACAACTCTTCAATATAAGAGTCATCTTTCATCCGCTGAATACCCCTTGCATATATCTTAGCCTTATCCATGCCCCATTCCAATCCCATTTCGTGAATAAAGTCATCCAATTGCATAAGGCTTTTCTTTCCGAAGTTTCGGAATTTTATCATATCGAGCTTGGAATATTGTACCAAGTCTCCAATAGTATCTATGTCGGCTGCCTTTGTCACATTAAGGACACGAACTGGTAAATTACAATTAACTAATCTGATGGAGAACAATGAAGTGGGAACATCTTCAGGTTGTTCTTCTTCTTTTTTACCTTCTTGCATAATAAACTGCATTTTTACATTCTTAATTTCCTCTTTCAAGGAATTGTTCTCCATCTTCAAGTCTACAAGTTCTTCAATCGCATAGTTGAACTTCCGGATAGCCTTAATAACAATCTGGCGCACCCTTTCTCTTGATAGTTCAAAATTGTCGGCTATATCACTAATTCGGTCTCCATTGAAAAATGCTTGCATAATCTTTTTCTCTCGTAATCCGTATTGTGCCGTTAACTCCAATAACATACAAAGTGAACTACCTATTTTGTCATAGCTGAAAGAAGAAACGTTCAACGCATCATGCATTAACATTTGTATCTTAGCATTTACCTTGCGCTCACTTGCCAACAACTCTTTCTGCTCTCTATCAAGTAAATCCTCTGAGACAGATAACATCTTGTATTTCTCGGAATACTTCTTAACATCATCGGCATTCACCCAAAAGCGTTTACTGCTTTTATCATTGTAGCCTCCAAGCAAGCCCTTGTTAACCCAGTTCGTAATCGTCTGAGGGTCAACACCTAAATAAGCAGCGGCATCATTTCTTGTCATTCTCTCCATACGAAACCCTTTCTTTTATTTTTTGTTCTTAAAATATTCACCATAGGCATTAACCAAATCTTTTTCAGTAATACCTCTTCTCAAACAATCATTAGCGAAATCTACTCGTACATTATCATTCCTTTGAACTTTATTGTATCGTTCTGAATACTCTTCAATTAAGTCCGCAACAACCATATACGCTTTAATTTGGGAGGTTTTAAGCATGTCAACACTAACAAAAGTTTTGCATATATTGATACCTCGCCTTTTGTCAATCTTTTGCAGATAAAGCCCCATACTTGTAGCAACAACCTTACTTGTATCATTCTTATAAATAAGTACCGTATAGCCTACTTCTCTTTCGATGTGAGCAAGCACCCTATTAATAGGCATGTTCTCTATTCCCAATGCTCGCTCGGCATATCTCCGCAAGAAATGAGGCGTATAACTGAACTGCTCTGCACTATTCTCTTCGTCCAACAAGGAAGTAGCACATACGTAATCGTTCGTTTCCTTGCAATAGATAAACATGTCAAAATAGAATTGTCTTATGTTCCCTCTATCTACAAACACGCATACTTTGTACTCGGTAGCGTCTTTCGTCTTGAAATCATAACACTGAGTTGTGTATCGTCCCATTCCCTTACGAAGCTCACGGATGAGTTTCTTTGCTTTTTCGATAGCAAACTTTTCTAGCATAGGCTTATCTTTCTTGAATATCTCAAAAAGTTCACGCCCCGTCATAGAGCCTATAATCATTCTTTTCCCTCCTCTTTCTTATTCAATTCGTTAGTAAAAAACCTTTTTAACCCATCGTATTGATTTACCACCTGTTCCAAAGCCTTATTCTTCTCACGCAACTCATCACGCTCTAAGAGTAACTTTCTGTACTTCTCTAACTCACATCTAACTTCTTTCGAGTGAAGCCTCTGTAGCTGATTGTTGAGTTCATTAAGTTTGTAGCCTTGTTCACGTGTTTTCTTACGAAGGCGACACAATTCTTCTTGCATTTTGGAATAATTCTCCAATACCCTAAGAGTTATTCGCTCTTCTGGTATATCCTTATTCATATCATTTTTTCTTGCCTTACTCATGTTTAAAACTCCTTGTCCTTTAAAAATAAAACGCTCCCAACCAAATAACTACCTTTCCAGCCAAGCCCCTTCGCTTGTATTGTAGCCAAAGCATTTATAGGTTTATGTTTGAGAAGTCCTTCTTCATCGCACAATAATATGTTATTATCATCAAGATGAACCAACTCGACATAACCACCAACTAAAGCCTGAGCCTCCTCTAGAGTAATCTTTACTCCATTCTTTGGCTGCACCTCTTTGACGATGCAGCCTACCTCGTATAACTTCATGCTCTATAAATTTAAATAAGACATCATATCTTGAACGGCATCCATATCGTGCTCAATGCTCTGCTCATATTTGCTTTTAAGACTTTTATAGCCCTCTAATATCGTAAAGCAATAATGTTTGCCATCAAAGTAAAAAGGCAACTCATTGCAATTCTTTTTGTTTGCCGTGAAATTATAAGGACTCCCATGTTGAAAATCAAACTCGAAAGAATTGTTATCGTCCTTACATCGCTCTACTATCTTACTTCTCCATTCTGCAATATGCGATTGCATCTTTTTTTTATCGTTAGATGTTTCTAACCATAACGTAGATAACGTAGTCCCCAATATTTCCAACTTGATAACATAAACGTTATTTGTAGCCACTGGTTTCAAAACCTTCAATGCTACATCCAAAGCGTTAGCCAAAGCTCCACTCTTGCAATTATTTGCCCTAAATTGGCTTATTACTTGATATGCTGTATTCTTATCCATAATCTCAAAGTTTTAAATTTCAACACCAAAATTCTCTGCAAATATCTGAAGCATTGTCAGCTCCAAAATAACTTTCTTTGCCTCGTCTTCACTCATACCATAGCATACTGTAAAACGCTGACGTAACGTAGCACAATCCATATCGTGACGCTCATTTAAGAAAGCTATCATATTTCTTACTAATTCTTTGATATTCATTATCTTAGACAGTTTTTGCGGTGTGTCTCACCTTTTTTATTATTTATACTTTTCAATTGTATTAAAGACATTATCTAAAGCCTCATCGCAATATGCCGTACTAGTTACACATGCGCCTCTAGAAATCGCCTTGTAACAATCTCTAAGACCAAGCAAACCACCAATAAGCTTAGATGCATCATAGCAAGTAAACTTATTCAAGTCCAATGCATCAATAGCATTAATACCATTTTCTGTAATAACACCTTTAATATCATTGATGAACTTCTTCTGCTTTTCGGTAATCATCTTCATAACAATTGTGCTAGTTTTTAATGTGCTCGCTCTGCACTATCTTGCAAGAAACTTGTCTTGCGGCAAATCTTCAAGTACCTCTTAAAGGTATTGCAAAGATACGAAATAATTTTCTAACATGCAAATGTTTTATGGTTTTTCTTTAATTATTTAACCTTTCTTTACTTATAATGTTTCTATATTGCATACATTAACAATAAAGGCAGACTTTCACAAGCCTGCCAATACATATAAAGAAGATAATACATTATTATATATAAATTAAAAAGAACATTATCTGTTGTCATACCTGTAGAGTATTACCCTACTTTGTGGAAATACCTTATATATACGTTCTAAGTCTTCGGGTGCATTATCCCTTAGCCATGCAAAACAATCCAAGTCCAAAGACAAACCGCCTGACGCATTCCCAACCTCTGCATTCTCCGAGCGCAATGCTCTGGAGTACATTATCGGCTTAGGCAGATGCCGATGTTTCATATATTGCAAGATTTGCTTTTGAGTAAAATCAGCAAGAGGATAACAATTTCCACCATGAATGTAATTTTCATCCTCATACGACTTCAACATAAGGCTTCGGTTCATCGAGTCTGCTTTCTTCATACCAAAGAATACGTATTCTATTCCGAAACGCTTTTTTAAGGCTTTTACTACCATAGAAAGATTAAGAACCTTTACTTTTGGATTCGGAACGCAATAAACTCCATAATGAAGATTGTATGTTGTATTCCAATGTGGTATCTGCTCGAACTCTATCTTCGGGTATCTAGCCTTCAGCCAGTTTATCCATCGTTGTATATGCTCTAAGTCTTTTACGAGATACATAAATACACATACTATGCGCTCAAACTTATCATATAATAAGTCCAATGTAACAATGGAGTCCTTGCCAAGAGACATCATAACGATACAATCCTTACTCTGTTCACTAGCCATATCAATTACCATATTGGCAACATCTATGGGATTCTTCCTCACTACAAGAGGCTTTACTCGCTTGCGTCCCATATTACAACAAACCTAAAATCTGACTTCCGGAAATACGCATAGAGTTAGCGGCTTCCATGTGCAACATATCACAGAAAATCTGCTTTTGTTCAAAACTTTCGAAATCAATGAATATGAAGTTATCAATATCTTCCTTTCTTTTCTTTCCGACATCAGTACAATGCTGTTTCTGATCCTTGACCTCTTCCTTTGTCATCTTTGGCTTAGCTGCGTGCTCGGCCACTATCTCTTCAGATGTTTTTTCGATGTTGGGTAATTCGGTCATTGGCGTTGGGGTCGTAACTGAAATTATAGGTTCATTCAAGAAATCCTCGCTAAAGTCATCCATGCCCGAATCCTTCAATGATGCTTCCAAATCATCTTGCAACATCTTGATTTGTTCAGTATCCTGTTCCGTGAAGCCAGCAGCCTTGAAGTCTATTTCATCTATGCTAAAGTTCTTGGCAACCAAGTTGTAATCTATCGGGTCTTGCGACTTCGCCATAAACAACAATTGCTCTTTCTCGGTCTTTTCGTCAAAATCAACGGCTTCTACCTTGATGTCATAATCAGTTTCGGGAGTACCATCATAACCTTGGATAAGGTCAACGCTCATCACTCGTTTATGCCCATCTATGAGATTTCCAGTTGTCTCATTCCATTGAATACCTCCAATGAGACCAACTTTCTTAATATTGGCTTTTTGCTGTTTGATGTCCGCATCGGTATGTACCTTCGGGTTGCAAGGGTTCAAGTTTATTTGAGACCTCTTGATTATCTTTGTTTCACTTCCTTTTTTCATTTCAGTTCCTCCTTGTTTTTATCAGCTTTCAACAGAACTATCCTTGCCATTGGGAATACCTTGTATATTTTCTCTAAATCTGCCGGATAAAACTCTTTAAGAAATTTCTGATACTCAATATCCTCAACATCAACTCCTGAACTTTGTTTATTCGTTCCATTTGCTTCTGGGTTCTTTAAACGATGGTCAAGAATATAATCCATTATTTCCTTGTTTTTATATATAGATAAAGGATAGAATTTCTTCGTCTTCCAATTGATAGCTTCCTTTCCATCCGTATAACTTCTAAGCATAAGCCGTCTGTTCAAAGAATCGGATTGTTTAAATCCATAACAAGCCCACTCTACACCAAGTCTCTTCCTGAGTTTTTCGGTTATATCAGCTAAAGTCCATTGTCTTTGCTTAGGGTCTTGTTTTATTCCCATATATCCGGTTTTTATATCATAAAATAAAGCATAATGAGGAACTTGAACAAACTCAATGTTCGGGTACTTGGTTTTAGCGTAATTATAGTAACGCATAATATGTTCCAAGTCTTTTACTATATACATGAATACTACCACAACTCTCTTGAACTTCTTGTAGCATAAGTCAAGCAATACGATAGAATCCTTTCCACTCAGAGAATGGAAAAGTAATATACTATCTGTCTCCTTGGAAACATCATCAATGATTTCTCTTGCTCTTTTTAGTTCTTGCATACATTATTCTCCTTAAAAACAAGGGGTGAATGAAAGTTAATTCATTCTACCCCTCTTGACTTTTAACCTCTTCTAAGTCTGCGGTTTACACGTTCTGTGACATTATTTGCTACTGTACGAGCTGCCAATGTACGCATAGCACCACCATAAGTAGTTCCTTGTGCGCCAGTGTTTCGGTACTCAACATTTCTGCCACGTTCACGTCTTTCACCAGCCCTAAGACCAGTTGTACGATTTATTACCGCTCTCCATTGAGAATAACGATAACCTCTTGATGCCTCTGACATAGTTGTAACGTTTTAAGTCCACGAATCATAAACTACTCCCCTTGGGGAATTATCTAGGCTCGGTGGACTTACGCCCACCTACTTTAGAGTCGTTTCTGTTACCTTGTCAATAACAAAGAAGAAAAACAAAGGACGCTCTTTTTCCTTTTTAAGCTCCAACGTTTCGTACATTTCATCCAAATCATGGCTATCATACTTTTCGTGAAGAAAATCAATATCTTCTTTCATAACGATACAAGTATCATTTACCAAAACATCACAATCAAGATACCACGAGTTGTTATAATCATGGAAGTGGATTGTCTTTACTACTCGCAATGGGTCAACAATACCCTCCTCTTGCACTTTAATTACATCCTCTTCTTTACCATGCTTTTTAAGGAACTCCAAAACATCCTTGTCAAACAAACGACCAATATAATGGTCTGTATAGGCTCTGTACTCAACCTTCTTCTTGCCTTCAAGAATCTCCTTGGCATTCTTTCTTGTCATAATCAAGTTAAGAACCTCAATAGGTTTGGCTGGCTTGAAATCGGGATACTTCTCTTTAAATGCACTTACCTGCGCATCAAAATCTTCTTTGTTATTACTCATAATTAATTATTTCAAGGAACGCAATGCAAAGATAGCATAATTCTTCCATCCAAGCAAATGCGTTCGGGTTATTAAACTCACTTTTAATAAATGGTGAAAATTACTTGTTCTCTAAAGGTTTGGTTGCCTTATTAATTTGCATCCGTTCCTTTTTGCTAAACATATCATTGTAATTCTGAGAATCATCAATGACAAACTTTTCTTCTTTCTTCATATTCATATCTCCTATATGTTTTAGATAATCATTCTTAATCTTTCTCCAGCAATGCTCGCATCTTGAAGACTTCGTGAACACTGTCGGCTCGCAAGGGTCAACATCTTTCAAAGAATCAAACTCATGTGGCAGTACCTTAAACACGTTCTCAAAATGTTCTTTATTGTATCTCAAAGCTTCGTCACGATAACGAAACCAAGTACAACATTCTTGAATGCTTGTGTTCTTGCTGAAAATCAAATATGCTTTATTCATAATCCGATACAGTTGTTTCGGTGTGTCTCACCTTTTTATATTACGATGCAAAGATAAGAATAACACCTTAATTTTGCAAGTTTTTTAATGCTTTTGTTTCTGTATTTAAACATATTTCATATATCGAAAGAACTTTTAATTCTTCATCACCTCAAAATGGGCATCCATAGCCTCAACAATATTACATAACGTATCAATATCGGCATTAAAACGCCCCATCTCAATATTACGAATGTTGTTAGGCTTATAACCGGACTTTTCTGCCAGCTCCTCCAATGTTATACCACTAAGTTCTCTAACCTCTTTAATCTTCTGCCCCATTATATAGCGATAGAGATTTCGATTACGATGTTTCTTGTCATCATCGGGGTTTCTTCTTTGCTCTAAATAAGCAATTTCAAAGTTCCTTACCTTCAGACAATTAACCATGTTACCAAATATCTTATGCTTAGGGGGAAGAGGAAAACCATCGGCATCTTCTTTTACAAGTTCTATTTCGCCACCTTCAGTAGCTTGTATGTACTGAGCGAAGCGCACCGCATCATCGTAGTACATTTCCGTAAATCTTTGTATCATATTTTAAGAATTTTCTGCAAAGGTACACAAAATAACTCACATTTGGTCAAACTTGAAACATACAAATAGGTTTTATTTGGTATTTTTAAGACTTCGCTGTACTTTTGCACAATAGGAATAAAAATAATTTAAATCATATAATTATGTGGGTATATAGCGAAAAACAAAAGACGTGGGTCAACCTTGAACAAGTTCAGCGAATAGCTAGCGATGGGCAAGGTGGGTATCTGTTAATCAGTCAAGATGGCAAGAAAACATCCATCGACCAAACTTGGTATGACAAGGCTATGCGTTGGGTTGACCCTGACTGGTGGGAGAAACACCCTAATGGCGGTAAGGACTCCTTGAACTTCGAAGATGCTCTGAAGGCTATTATGAAAGCTACAGGTGCAAAAATGGACAAAAAGGATAAGGATAACGACAAGAAAAAAGAGGGGGAAGATTAATATTTCCCCTCTCTCTAAAGAATCAAGCATCGTTCTTCGTCTTTTTTATCAATTCCGTTACATATTCAACAACCTTTTCGTTTGCCTTATTGATATTCGTAAAGTCCTTTTGAATATAAATATCAGTAACATCTAACTGCGAAACGTGATTGAGTGCTTCGTGAATGGTATACTTATCAATACCTAGTTTATTTCTTGCTATAGATGCCCAAGTATGACGGGCTGAGTAGAAATCGAAACGAGGAATGCCCAGTTCGTCAGCTATGAAATGCAATCCCTTATTTATATGCTTATTGAAATTGGCTGCATTGCTATATTTCTGATAGAAATCAAAGACCCTTGTTGTTCCCTTATATTTTCGGAACAAAGGTTTGATGATGTCAGGTACGACAATTTCTATGTGGGCATTATCGTTTCTCCTATCTCTAGTTTTAGCTCTATCGTAGGCGAGTACGCCCTTATTATAGCTGACACATTCATATATGTCAACAGAGTTCATTCCCATCAGAAAGAACGAGAGTACATAACAATCCCTTGCCATACCTACACGTCTAGTCCCCTTGAAATTAAATACTCTTACAAGGTTCTCTTCACTGATTACTCTATCTTTTGTCTGCGGAATATCCCTCGGAACGGAGAATTTATCAAAAGGATTACTTTGGATAATATCATTTCCATTCGTATTATATTCTTTGATAGCTTCATTGAAGATATGCCGCATATTGCCCAAGTATAAGGATTGCGCCCTAGGATGACCATCTAGGAATTTCTTATATCCGTTTAGGAATCTGTAGTCTATGAGAGAAAACGGCAGCTTACGGCAACCATTATAGCGTGCAAGGGAATTGAGCATAATCAGATAATTCTTCTTTCCCTTATTGTCGGATTTCTCAACCCACTCTTCGGTAAAGGAAAAGAAGTCTAAATCCTCTGTCTTGTTGCCTATATCAATCAAATGCTCACATATCCAATCAATATCCACATCTTTACCTAGCAAGTCTACCTCTAAGTCATAGAGTGCATCCTTCATAACATTCATTTTATCTTCTATCGTCTTCAATATCTTACGTGAAGAAATCTTTCCGGCTCTAGACAAGTCTGAGTCGGAAACAACTATATTGGTAGGAAATCTTTTTCTCTGTCCCTTATGAGAAAGAACAATAGACACCTTTCTTGTCTTGTCTTGCTTTGGTTTTCCAAGCTCGTATGTTATTGTAGCCATAATATTTTTTCCTTTAAATTTACAATATTTTGCGGCAATTTTGCGGAAAATGCGGCAATTTTGCGGCAATTTTACATTTTACTTGTAGTACTCAGAGCCTACTTGTGGAATTTTAAAATCTTCTAATAAATCGTTTCTGTTTCATAAGCATAAGTTCATTATACGTTTATAAACGCCTATTTTATAGCCATTTATAAAGAAAAATGGTGAAACAACCTATACGATTATTTCACCATTTCTTGTTTATTTTTATAGTGATTCCGTTGGGGTTCGAACCCAAGACCCACAGCTTAGAAGGCTGTTATAC